CTCCATGCAGCACCACATCCTATATAGGTGGTCCGTTCCAGTGTTTCTTAAAGGGGAATGAATTAAGGTATGATGAAAGACTTCCATTAAAAGAAGATTATGACATGACCTTACAGAACATGAACCTGTATAGAGGTGCATTGAGGTTAAACAAATACCATTATGTTTGTAGACAGTCAGAACAAAAGGGCGGTTGTGCAATGTACCGTAACATGGAAAGGGAGAAGGAACAGTTTGAGTTGTTGCGTAAGAAGTGGGGCAGTAACATTGTAAGATTGGACACATCAAACAAAGGAAGGTCAAAGAAGAACAGAAAGTATATTGACTACAATCCGATTATCAAGATACCAATAAAAGGAATCTAACAAGAGGGGCAGAACATTGTTTCTGTCCTTTTTATTTTGTTTAAAAAGTTTTACAAAAAGTGTTGACTTTATAATATATTATGTTATAATAGAATTATCAAAGGAAAGGAAACATGATGTTGAGGACGACAGGTGGTGCTGGTTCAATAGCCATCCGCTGGAGTACAATCCGATAGAAAGAAAACAAACATAGAAGGAGGACATTACATTGAATGACACACAGAGGAATTATGAAACACTGTTAGAAGCAATCAAAACAAATGACATTGGTGCAGAAGAGTTGTTGGACGCATTTACCAATTGGCATGGGTTACAGTTAATTGATGATGATTTCATGGAGTTTCTGGAAGATGAAGGAATCATATAAAAGCGTGTTGACAAAAACAATACATTGTGTTATGATGGAATCAAGATAAAGGAAAACAAATAAGACTTGGCTGTTGCATTTGAGACTTGCTCTTGTGGGAATGGTTAAGCACTGAACAGGAAATGAAGGAGAAGGAAACATGGCAGATTATTTATTGGCAAGTGACAAAGTGGAGAGCATGAAGAGAGAAGCAGAACAGAAGTACAAGAAGTACGAAGAACAATTGTTGAAGTATGCAAAGCGTGACCTTATGAAATATACAGAGGTTATGGCAGAGTGTACAGGGTATCTGAAAGCACTTGCTGATTTGGATTTGTTGGATGATTTTGGAGAATCATTGAACAGAATGACAGAACATGTGATTGAAGAACAAAGGAAGGTGATACAGTGAAGGTGATAGACCTTGAAACAATTGAACCAAAAGAAGTCAGACAGAAAATACAGAACATTACAGACACAGTAAGTAGAGAATTGAGAATATATAGGGCGAGGGTTCGTGTGGAAGAAGGAGTAACAGAGAACAGATATGTTCTGACATTCCACTTTGAAAACAATTACAATTATTCTAGGGTGTTTACCTTGAATGAATTGCTTAATGATTTTGGATATTTCCAATGGCAGACAATTGGGAAAGAATTGATACAGGAAATAAAGAGACAGTTTCTTGTAAAAAAGCGATTGACATTCCGATAATGGTGTGTTAATATAAAAGAGTAAACAGAGTAAGTTCAGAAAGGAGAACAAAACATGAGTGAGAACAAAGGGAACAAATTAGTTGTGGACGACATTGAGGTTGTTGTAAGAGGTATGAGAAACAAACCGTATTATGAGATTAAGTACAGAGAGGTCGGTAACGATGATTATAACATCGGTTTTGGTTCGTATGATTTAAACAATGTCCTCAAGTGGAAAGAGGAAGAATTTGAGGTTGTTTCCGAGAAAGTGGAGAAAGAAACAAAGGAAGTAACAAACAAGATGTTGTTAGAACATCTGAAAGAAATCGAGATTGCACATGGTTGTCTTGCAAATGGAATCAACACATTGTTCAGTGTTATGAGTGAAAGAAAGGAACAGTTAAAGTTAAGCAGGGGCGAAGCGGAAATGATTGAACATGGACAGATTGCACTCGCTTGTCTCACAGGCCGTATGGCTGATATTTCTGGAATGAATGAGAGAGGAAAGAGACATGCGGCAGAGGTTCATGTAGTAGGAAAAGAAGATGTTGAAGGTTTCCTCGATTTTCTGAAAGAAATTTTAAGTTAAGCCTTGACGAACAACAATTGAATATGGTATAATAGGATAAACAAAACAGATAAGGTTCGGCGTACATCAGATTGTGTACATTTGCCACTTATCTGTTTTGTGCATATTAAAACAAAGGAGCAAACAAACATGGATGTGAACATTGAAGTGTCAAACAGATTTGCTTCTTTTCTAACCGATTGGGATTATGAACAATACCTGTTATTGGGTGGGTATGGTAGCGGAAAGAGTTACCATGTAGCATTGAAGATTATACTAAAACTTCTGGAAGAAAAACGAACAGCATTGGTGGTAAGACAAGTGCGTGAAACAATCAAAGAATCTTGTTTCGCATTGTTTAAAGAAATCCTTGAAAAGATGGGGTTGTTATCAGACGAAGCGGTAAGAAACAATCACAGACCAAAGGGGGACAAAGTGGTTGCGATTTCTAGTCCTTTGGAAATCCGTTTTCCGAATGGTTCAAGAATCATATTCCGAGGAATGGATAATACGGAGAAAATCAAGTCCATTCATGGTGTCAGCATTGTTTGGATGGAAGAGTGTAGCGAAATCCGTTATGAAGCATATACCGAGTTGCTAGGGCGTATCAGAGAGCCTAAAGTGACGTTGCATTTTATCTTAACAACAAATCCTGTCGGCAAGGAAAATTGGGTATATAATACCTTTTTTGTGCATACAGATGATAAAGGAAGAGAGAGAACAATACAAAGTCCAGAAGAGTTTTACAGACGTAGAACATTGGTGAACAAAAAGAATGGTGTTTATTATCATCACAGCCTACCAGATGATAACCCGTTCCTGCCTGTTTCATACATTCGCCGTCTGGATGGATTGAAGAGAACAGATAAGCAACTGTGGGTTGTTGCAAGGTGGGGAAGGTTTGGAGCGAATGGAACAAGGGTGCTTCCGAATTTTGTTGTTGCGAAGGACAGCAGAGAGTTCAAACGGAAGGTGAACAGTATTTCTGCACAATTTCATTTCTTCGGACTTGACTTTGGTTTTGAAGAGAGTTACAATGCGCTTATCAGTTGTTGTGTTGATGATGCAAACAAAGTGTTGTACATTTATGATGAAGTGTACATGAATCAGATAACAGATGATAGATTCTCACAGAGACAAGATGTTCGTGCAGTAGCAGAGAGGGCAGGAAGGTGTGAGAAACCAATATGTGCAGATTCAGCAGAACCTAAAACAATTCAGTTTTATAGACAGCAAGGGTACAACATGTATGGAGCGAAAAAGTACATTGGAAGTCGTTTACAGAACACAAAGAAGATGAAACGATTTAACAAGATAGTTTGTTCCCCTAGATGTAAGAACACAATCCGAGAGTTGAAAGACCTTACATATAAGAGGGATTCAAGGGGCAATGCAATCTATGATGAATTTAACATTGACCCACATACATTTTCTGCATTGTGGTATGCGTTGGACACATATACCGTTGCAGATGTGAAGGAGATTAAAACAAACAGTAAAGCAGGATAATGTTTCATGTGAAACGTGGAAAGGAGAACAGAGAGAGAATGAACACATTGAGAAGTAAAACAAAACAAGTAAAAGACATCAGATATTTACAGAAACAGAGTTTGGAGAAATCAACAGACGATTACATGGTGGGGTTGTATAATGGGTTAGAGATGGCAACAGCGATTCTGGAAGGAAGAGAGCCAGAGTTCCTAACCTGTGTAAAAGAACCACCAGTAATAGAGAATGAAGAAGAACAGACAGGACGAACAGTAGCAAATGGGATTCGTAGGAGGTAAGAAGATGTGCAAGAAATATTGCTAGATACATACACAATAGCATTACCCATCATACTTGGCTATATAGTCTGGTTATTAAAACAAACAAACAAAAAGAGAGATGCAAACACAAGGGGAACAATGTTGTTGTTAAGGGTTCAATTAATAGAATACCATGACAAATATTGTGCTATGGGAATCATACCATCGTATGCCTACCAAAATTATTGTGAAATGTTTGAAGCATACAGAGCGTTGGGTGGGAATGGAATGATTTTAAAGATGAAAAAGGAAGTCGACGAATTGGAAATAAGAAAGAAAGGATATGAACACGATGTTTAAAGACAATGTATTTAATGTATCAGTAGATACAAAAAAGTGGTTGAAGAAAGCGGGAGTAAGAGCAGTTAAAACAATGGCACAGACTTTTGTTGCAACAGTTGGAACGGCTACTGTTATGGGTGCAGTAGATTGGAAGATAGTACTTTCTGCTTCTGTTTTGGCTGGTGTTCTTTCCATAGCAACCAGTGTTGCAGGAATACCAGAAGTTGAAGCAGAAGAAAATAAAACAGAGTAAGGAGAAAGAACAATGGCACATTTATATGTTATTGCAGGACATGGAGCAGGAGACTGTGGAGCAGTTGGAAATGGATATACAGAAGCAGAACGAGTTCGTGTGTTGGCAAGTAGAATTAAAGCATTAGGTGGAAACAATGTTACACTTGGGGATATGAGCAGAAACTATTATGCGGATAATGGAATCAGCAAACTGTCTATTCCGAAAGATTGGTGTATTATTGAGTTGCACATGGACAGTAGTGTTTCTGCGAGTGCTAAAGGTGCTCATGTGATTATTAAGGGTTCATACAATCCAGATTCACATGATATTGAATTGGCTAATTTCCTTTGTAATATGTTCCCCGGAAGGTCGAACAAAATTGTTGGAAGGAATGACCTTGCAAACCCAAACAGGGCGGCGGCAAAAGGATTTAATTACAGATTGGCTGAGTTTGGTTTTATTTCAAACAAAACAGATGTATCAACATTTAACAGCAGAATGGATGAAATAGCAAAAGGTGTTTTGTCTGCATTTGGAATTGGTTCTGCATCTGCTTCTGAACCTGTTGATGGGTATGTTGTGAATGGTGGAAAATCACAGAACAACAAAGATGAGTTTGGAGATGTTTCTTACAGAGTACACATGAGAGGAAATGGATGGGGAGCATGGCAGTGTGATGGAGAAATGGCTGGTAGCACTGGACAGAACAGAAGAATTGAAGCAATCTGTTTAGATGGAGATGGAAAAGCCGATGTGACAGTGCACATCAAAGATACAGGAGACAAAGAGTACAAGGGTGTAACAAAACAAACAGTATGTGGAACAATCGGAGAAGGAAAACGAATTGAAGCAATAAAGATTGTCGGAACAGATTGCTATTATATGTATAGAGTACATCAAAAGAACATCGGTTGGAGTGAGTGGGCAAACAATGGAGAGTTTGCAGGAACAAAAGGAAAAGGATTGCAGTTAGAAGCAGTTGAGATTAAAAAAGCAATGTTCAGCGTAAATGCTCATGTACAGAACAAAGGATGGATTGGAGAGAGGGCGGCTGAAAATGTTATAGGCATTACAGGTCATGCATTAAGATTAGAAGCGTTTAAAATCAATCCGTATGGAAAAGAAATCAAAGTAAAAGCACACTTACAGACAGATGGTTGGGTTGATTATGGAACAATAACAAAAGACACAATCATCGGAACAGTAGGAGAAAGCAAACGAATAGAATGTTTGTGTTTTTCTGGGGATTTTGATTACAGAGTTCATGTACAGGGTAGCGGATGGACAGATTGGACAAAGGCTGATGGAGTATCAACATTAGGAACGGTAGGGCAGGAATTGAGAATTGAAGCAATACAGTTTCGTGAAAGATAGTAGAAATTAGGGCGGCGAAATGCCGCCTTTTCTATTGACATGGTTTTTATGTTATGTTATAATAAAAGAAAAAGAAAGGAGGAAAAACCTTTGGCAAGACAAAAACAATATAATGTGGAAGTAACAAGAGCACTTGCTAGTTTTCCTTATTTTGTTTTAAAGAATGAGATAACAACAGGATATAATCTATATACCAAAGAGTTGTTGGAGATAAAACAAAATTATCTGGATTACAAAAAGGGTGCAGAGTTTTATACAGAAGGAAGTGGCGGAGACTATCAGCCATCGGACATTCGGTTTAAGATTGCGAAAACATTGATTGATAAAGAAGCAAGATTTATGTTTTCACAGACACCAGATGTAACAATACAATCTGTTGATACAAACGAAGAACAGATGAAACAGGTGGAACAATACCAGACATTGATTGACAAAGTTTTGAAGGACAAAAAGAACAATTTTTCAAGGACATTGTTACAGAGCGCAAAAGATTGTTTTATCGGGAAGCGTGTTGCATGTCTCGTGGATTTTTCCGAAGAGGATGGCATACAGACACATTTCTATAACAGTTTACAGTTTTATTATGAAACAGAGTATGGCTCTGACAGGTTGACGAAGTTTATCAGTTTTGAAAATGTAAATCAAACAAAATCAACACAGCAGAGGTTGTATCTTGTAAATAGGTATGAGGAAAGGGACGGAACAATCTATATGAGTTCTATCCTTTATAATGGAACTGGAAAGGAACAGGAACAGGTTATACCAGAACAGGAAATTGAGTTAGATTACATTCCTGCGGTTGTAATTATCAATGATGGAACATTAGAGGACAAAAGAGGTGTTTCGGAGATTGAGAGCCTTACAGAATATGAATCTGGTTACAGCAGGCTAGGGAATGGAGACATTGACAGTGAGCGTAAGGGAATGAACCCAATCCGTTATACTGTGGATATGAACTCACAGACAACAAAGAATCTCAGCTCTGGTGCTGGTGCTTACTGGGATTTGAAATCAGAACAAAACCAGAACAATGTTTCGCCACAGGTGGGAACACTAGCACCGAGTATGAATCATACAGAACCAGTGAAGGTTACGCTTGACCGATTGAAAACAACCATGTACAATGAAATTGATATGCCAAACATATCAGAAGAAACAATGGCAGGAACAATCACAAGCGGAAAGGCATTGAAAGCGTTATATTATCCGTTACAGGTTCGGTGTGATGAAAAACTAAAGGCATGGAAACCTGCGATAGAGTTTATTGCAGAAGCAATCATTGACCTTGCTGTGTTGAACAAAGCAGAAGTGATTTCCATGTATGTTCTTACAAGTCTGGATGAAGTACAGTACAACATTGAAGTGATGGAGAATTATGCACTTGCAGAAGATGAAGAAGAAGAGAAGAACTCAGACCTTGCGGAGATTGCGGCAAATGCACGAAGCAGGAAGTCTTACATTAAGAAGTGGAGACGGTCAGAGTTCAAAACAGATGCACAGATTGATGAAGAGTTGATGCAGATAGCAATTGAAAACAATATGTTTGATTCTATGAGTATGAACACACAGGTACAGACAGAATTGAGCAGACGTGGAGTATCTGAAAAGGTTGACGACAATATGGAAGTGATTGACACACAGAAAACATTGGAAGAAACACAAGCAATTGAAGAATAGTTGTTGACATTCTTTGCAGATGTGGTATAATTGAAGTATAAAAACAAGGCGGTGAAGTATGGCAAAACAAAAGTTCAGTTTGAAAAATGCAGAACAGGTCAGACAAACAACCACCATGTCACAACAGAAAGAAATCAAAAGGTTATATGAACAGTTATACCAAGATGTGACAAGGAAGGTTGGACAATTAGGGAACAACAATTTACAGAAACAAAATTTGATATTGTTACAGCGTGACATCAAGAATAGGATTGCACAGTTGAACATTGATATACAGAATGGAATCATCCGAGATATGCGGATAGTTTCCAATGAGGTTGTGGAAGATACAAGAACATTTCTAAAGCAATGCGGTTTTCGTGATGAAGATATACACAATGCGTTTAGTTATGTTCCAGACCAGATTATCAGAAACATCACAAGCGGAAATGTATATCAAGATGGGTGGACATTAAGCGGAGCAATATGGGGATATAACAAAAGAACACAGGAAGATTTGAGCAAGATTATATCCATCGGAACAGCACAAGGGAAGTCAGCAATTGAGATAGTGAAAGAGTTAGAGCAATATGTTGACCCTAGTGCTAGGAAAACCGCTAAAACAATTCATTCGTGGAGATATGACAAAGCAGGGAACAAAATAAAAGACAGTGTATATTTTGGAAAGATTGATTACAATGCGTTACGTTTGGCAAGAACATTGATAAGTCATGCGTACCAACAAAGTTTTGAGAATGTAAACAGAAATGACCCTTTTGTTGTTGGGTATCGGTGGTTGACTTCTAATTTTCATGGAAGGGTGTGCGAGATATGCAGAGCAAGGGCAGAAACAGACCAGTTTGGTTTGGGTGTGGGAGTGTTCCCCAAAGACCAACTACCATTAGACCATCCGAATGGGATGTGTACATTTGAAGCGGTGATACCAGACAGCATGACGGATATAGCGAGAAAGATTGGACAATGGTATCAAGCACCAATAGGAACATATCCAGACATAGATAGATATGCGTTGGATTTTGTTGCATAACAAAGAAAGAGAGAACAGAAAGGAGAACAAACAGGTGAAAGTCCAGAGAGTTTGCAGAAAGTGTGGAGAAGTCAACGAGATTGATTCTAGCAATTTGATTCGTGCAGATGTGTATGATGAAGAAGGAACATACTATAAAATCATGTATTGTGATTGCAAGCGTTGTGGAGAGCGTGATGTGGTGCAGATTGACAACACAGAGACATTAGGAATGTTCCGAAAGTTGAAGGATTTGACAATCAAGGTTGCGAGAAAGAATGTGAAGGGCGAAACAGTTAGTCCGAGGGATGTTCGCAAAAAAGACAAGTGGATGAAGGATTTACGAAAGAAAAGGGAAGATTTGAATGAACTGTGTAGCGGAAAAAAATTATTTGATGAAAATAAAAAAGTTGTAGTTGAACAGCTGACATTCCCAAAGGTTGGTGATATAATTGAAAGTAACTTGTGATAGATGTCATAAGGAATTTGACAACATGTTGAAGGAGAAGGAAAAACAGATTGATGGACAGTGTATCATTAGAACGTATCTGGAATGTCCGCATTGTGGAGAACAGTACGATGTTTGTTATGATAGTCAGTCCACGTTGGTTTTAAAGAAACAAATTCGCAGACACACAGCAATGTTGGGAACAATCAGAGATGAACACCAATACAGGAGAAAGTTAAAAGACATTGAGAAGAAACAAAAACGGTTAGAAAGAGAAATGAAAATCTTGCAGACAAAGTATTGCAAATATTTTGAAGAAAAGGAGAATTGAACATGGCAGAAGAAGTAAAGGGAACAGGAACAGAAGGACAGCAGGGAACAGAAGGAACACAGAATCAGCAGACACAGCAGAGTACACAACAGCAGACAACGGAAACACAGAAGCAGGGAGCAGAACAGAAAGTTGATGTTGAAAAAGTGAAAAGTGAAGCGTTGTCTGGATTTCTGAAAGACCTCGGAGTTGAGGACGCAGATGCTTTGAAAGGGATTGTAACAAAACATAAGGAAACAGAAGAAGCAAACAAAACAGAGTTACAGAAGAAGGAAGATGTTCTGACAGAGACAACAAAGGAACTTGCAAGAGAACGTGAGGGAAGAATCCTTGCAGAAGCAAAGTTATCAGCGGTTCAGTTAGGAGCAAAACCAGAGTTGGTAGACGACCTTGTTGTTGTTGCAAAAGCAAAGGTAACAAAGGAAAAGGACATCAATGCTGTAATTGCAGAAATCAAAGATAGCACGTCTGGAAAGGTGTACTTCAAGTCTGATGACGAAGAGGAAGAAGAAGCAGGAAAGAACAAAACAAAAGGAAAGACAGTTACCAGAGCAAGGGTAACAAAACCTTCTGAAAAGTCCAAAGGAAAGGAAGAGGAAGAAGGAAAGAAAGAAGAACACAAAGGCTCTATGGCTGAACGTCTGTTGGCAGGACGGAAGGAAAAGAAAAGCCATTATTTCAAATAGGAGGTAAAACAAATGCTGAATAACACAGGTATTAAGAAAGAGACATATGGCTCTGGAAAACAGATTCTTTTTGCTGTGGAACACCAAGTTTCAATGGGAATCGTTGTTGACCAGAGTGTAGGAGTAACAGAGGGAACAAAGAAGATTGCAAAGGCAGGAACACCGCTTACTGGAAATCTTGATGCAAGAGGAACAGCGTTTACAGCGGCTACAACTTCAACGGATTCAAATGCAGTAGGAATCTTGTTACATGATGTTGATGTTACTGTGGATGATAACAACGGAGCAATTCTTCTGTTTGGTTTCGTGAACACAAACATGATTGATGGTACAACAAAAGCGAAGATTACCGCAGATGTAAAAAAGGCATTGCCTATGATTAAGTTTGCGGCTTGCTAAAACAAAGAAAGGGGAAACAAAACAATGAGTATTTACGATTTAATTATCAGCGAAGAGATTGTTGCGTATTGGGAACTGCTCACACAGGAGAGAGAGCCATACATGGGCGAAGAGTTGTTTCCAGACGACAAGAAGTTAGGGCTTGACCTTAAATGGTTAAAGGGTTCAAATGGACTTCCTGTTGTTCTGAAAGCGTCCGCATTTGATGTTGCGGCTATTCCTCGTCCGAGAATCGGTTTCGAGAAGTTAAGCGCACAGATGCCGTTTTTCAAGGAATCAAAGTACATTGATGAAGAGTTAAGACAGGAACTTAACAAGGTTATCGAGAGCAACAATCAAGCGTACATTGACGCAGTAGTAAACAGAATCTTCAATGACGAAATGGATTTGTTAGAGGGTGCGGCGGCGCAGAGAGAGCGTATGCGTATGATGGCACTTACAACAGGAACAATTGTTATGGAAGGAAATGGGCAGGTATATGAGTATGATTACCAGATGCCAGAGAACCACAAAACAACTGTAACAAAGTCATGGAGTGACCCGACAGCAACAATTATGGAGGACATTCGGAAAGGAATTCAGCAGATTGTTGATGATACAGGAGTAACACCAGAGAGAGCAACATGTTCTTCCAAAGTGTTTGGATATTTCCGTATTAACAATGAGATTAAGGCATCTATCATGGTACTTACAGATGGTGCAGGATTTATCTCTGATGCAAAAATCAAACAGTACATTGCGGATGAACTTGGTTTGCAGATTGTTGTAAATGACAAGCGTTACAAAGATGAAACAGGAACAGCGCAGAGATATGTTGCAGACGATGTGTTTGTTATGTTCCCGTCTGGACAGTTAGGAAACACATGGTTCGGAACAACACCAGAAGAGTCTGACCTTATGACAGGAAGTGTTGCAAATGTAACAATCACAGACACAGGTGTAGCAGTAACAACCATTCAGAAAGCAGACCCCGTAACAGTTGAAACAAAAGTAACTATGATTTGTCTGCCAGACTTCCCAACAGCAGACCAAGTTTACATTCTGGATGTAATTGCGTAAGGGAGGAAAGTAACATGGCAATGGTAACAGCAAAAAGAGGACAGCATGTTGTGAAGGTGAGCAAACATTCTTATGAAACATTGTTCCGTAACAAAGGGTACAGGATTGTTGGAGAGGAAGAAGCGAAACAAGAAACAGACATGATTGATACAGGAGAGTTTGAGGAAGAAGCGGAAGAAGTACACGAGGTTGAAACAATTCCGATTTCAGAGATGAACAAAGAGCAGTTAGCAGAGTATGCGAAAGAACATAACATTGACACATCTGGTGCAAGAAATGTTCGTGAAGCGAGACAGATTATCCAGAAAGCAATCAGAGAAGCAAAGATGTAGGAAGAGGGGAAGTGAACAGATTGGATGATAACAAAAAGTTAGAACAACTGAAATTCAATTTAAGGGAAAAACAGATTCCTTATTTTGAAGATTCGGAACTACAAGCATTGTTAGACAACAATGGTGGAGATGTGAACAAAGCGAGTTATGAAGGTCTGATTATAAAGGCTGAAACAACAGGTTTGAGCGTTAGCGGATTGACTACGCAGGACAGTTCCAGTTATTTCAAGATGTTGGCTTCCCGATATGTTTCTACGAACAGTGGGGTGCTGACATAATGAATGAAGCAAGAATGAAGATGGAACTCCACAAGGTTTTGAGAGAGATACAGATACATGGAACAGAGTATACATTCTTACGAAAGAGCGTAGATGGATATGGAGAACCTACGAAAGAAGAACCAAAACAGGTCGTAAAGGTTCAAGGGTTGTTCCATGTATCAAAGGGGTATATTACACAGAACATACAGGATGGAACAAAGACACACAGCAAAGGACAACCAATGCTGATGGTAGCGTATGAGAACACAAGAGAGATACAAACGGATGATTTTTTAATAATAAATGAAAACACATACAAAGTTGTGGAGAAGAACAACATACAGGAATATAACATAGTAACAGACATTTCATTGGAGTTGGTTTTAGATGGCAGGAATTAGGATTGATGCTTCAAAGTTGTTGGCAAATCTGGAAAATGCCGAAACAAAGTCACAGGTTGCAATTCGTATGTTTGCACAGGAGGGTGCAAAGAAGTTTGAGAACTATGCAAAAACACATAGACCTTGGACAGACAGAACAGGACATGCGAGACAGAGGTTGACAGGTTGGGTAGAAGTGCTAGCAAATAAAGTACGAATCCACATTGGACATGGCGTTGATTATGGTGTATATTTAGAGTTGTGCCACGAAAAGAGGTTTGCAATCTTACAGCCAACAGTAAACGCTTTGTCCAAGGAAGTGCTAGAAGGGTATGAAGAATTAACGAGGTACATGAAACCATGAGCAGTATTTTAAAAACAGTTTATGATGTGCTAAAGAAAGATGGAAAAACAGATGTATTCTTCCCTTCACAGCATAAGGGGGAGTGTTTGAAAGAATACATTGTTGTAAAGTCAGATGGAACAATTGAAGAAGCAACAGTGTCAAGTGAAAGACCAATCTATACATTGTTATGTTATGTTCCACAAGATGAATACAGCAGATTGGAAACCTTTGTTGCGGAAACAAAACAAAAAATGAAAGAAGTGTTCCCCCTTGTAATGTACATCGGAAATGAAACACCAAGTTTCTATGATGATAATGTAAAGGCTCACATGATAAGTTTCCAATATCAAGGGTGCAGAAAAATAGAAAATTGGTAAGGAGGTAAAACAAATGCCTAGAACAAAAAAGAAAGCGGTTGGGATTCCTACAATTGATGTTTCGCTTGTTGTTGTAAGAACAGGAACGGAAGATAGTGGGTTAGAAATCGCAGTTGACACAGCGAACAAAATTGGAGTAGAACCGCAGACAGAAACAACGGATGCTGTAAAGTTGGTAAAACTCGGCAGATTGTTAGCACAGAAGCCGTCAGAGACAACAATTACAGGACATCAGATTACATTGACAGACAATGTGTTCATTCCAGAACTCGTTCAGATTTTTCAAGGTGGAACAATCGAAGGAGAGGGAGACACACTTGTTTACAAACCGCCAGTTGCAGGAAGTGCAGAGAAAGGGCAGGTATTTGAACTTGATGCATATTCAGCAGAGTATGATGCAAGTGGACAGATTGTGAAGTATGAGAAGATTACATACCCGAATTGTCAAGGAACGCCAATCACGATTAACACAGAAGATGGTGTTTTTAGACTTCCAGAGTATGTTATAAATTCAGCACCGAAAACAGGAGAAGCACCGTACACGATTAGTTATGTGAAAGCGTTACCGTCTTTTCCTAGTTCCTCTTCCGTAAATACCGCAAGTGTTATGGCGTTGTCAGACAGTGAAGGGGATAGCGGAACTGCTCTTGTGAGTGGGGATGCAGAAACAGGTCTGACGAAGAGTGAGAGTACAACAGAAATCGAAACAAAGTAGAACAAAGAGTAAAAGGAGAATAAGAACATGGCAGGAACAAAAACGAAAAAAGCAACAGTAGCAACCGTAACATCAATTGAGGAATTGAAACAGTATTCCAATGGAACATTGGTAGAACTTCCTTGCTTTGCAGAAGGTCAGCCTTTTGTTGCGAGATTGAAAAGACCTTCCCTTCTTGGAATGGTGAAACAGGGAAAGATACCAAACACATTGCTTGTTCGTGCAAATGAATTGTTTGTACAGGATGGAACAGGGTTTGACCCCGATGAAGAAAACATGATGGCACAAATGTTTGATGTGTTGGAGTTGATGGCACAGGAAACATTTGTAGAACCTACATATTCAGAAATCAAAGATGCAGGAATCGAGTTGACGGACGAACAGATGATGTTCATTTTCAACTATGCACAGCAGGGGGTAAAGGCATTAGAATCCTTTCGTACAGAGTAGGAAAATAGAGAGCGTCCTCGCTATGTCAAAGCAGTATGGCTGTCTGCCTAGTGTTATTCTAGGGATAGAGGATAGTTATACTGCTTTTTGTTTTAATGAAGCATGTTGCGAGATTCTAGCGAGGTTGCAGAACGATGAAAAACCCTATTACATAGAACAGAGAGAACAAGCGGAAGAACCAAAACATTACAGTAATTTCAAAGATTTTTACAAAGCGTATGGAGGGTAAACATGGCAGTTAATATGGGAACTGCTATTGCATACCTTGAACTCGATACCTCAAAGTTTTCAAAGGGATTTGTTTCCGCTTATAATGATTTAAAGGTATTCGGGGACAAGTCAGCAACAGCAGAACAAAAGTTGAACGGTTTGTCGAGTGCCTTTAAAACAACAGGAGGTTTGTTATCGAAAAACGTAACATTACCGATTGTTGGAGTTGGTGCGGCGGCAGTGAAAACAGCAACAGACTTTGAAGCAGGAATGTCAGAGGTCAAGGCGATTTCTGGTGCTACTGGTTCAGAGTTTGATGCGTTAAGAGACAAAGCAATTGAGATGGGTGCTAAAACAAAGTTCTCTGCAAGTGATTCAGCAGACGCATTTAAGTACATGGCTATGGCTGGTTGGGATGCGTCACAAATGATGGATGGTATTGCAGGAATCATGGACTTAGCGGCGGCATCTGGTGAGGATTTAGCAACAACATCTGATATTGTTACAGACGCATTAACAGCGTTTGGTTTACAGGCAAGTGATTCAGCGCACTTTGCAGATGTTCTTGCACAAGCAAGTTCCAAGTCAAACACAAATGTTGGTTTGATGGGGGAAACATTCAAGTATGTTGCGCCAGTGGCAGGGGCGTTAGGTTACAGCATAGAGGACACAGCGGTTGCTATTGGATTGATGGCAAACAGTGGAATCAAGGGAAGTCAAGCAGGAACAGCGTTACGTTCTACCATAACAAGGTTGGCAAAACCTGTTGGAGAAGCGAAGGACGCAGTAGAAGAACTTGGAATCAGTATAACAAATGCAGATGGAACAATGAAACCGTTGAGCCAAACAATGGTGGAGTTGCGAGAGAAGTTTGCAGGATTGACAGAAGAACAAAAAGCGCAGTATGCGGCTATGTTGGCAGGACAAGAGGGAATGTCTGGATTGTTGGCAATCGTCAATGCTTCGGATGAAGATTTCCAGAAATTAACAGACGAGATAAACAATGCGAATGGTGCGGCAGAGGACATGGCATCTGTTATGATGGATAACACAGCAGGTGCAGTAGAACAATTAAAAGGTGCGTTAGAATCAGCAGGGATTCTGATAGGAGAAAAACTTACACCGTATATCAGAAAGTTAGCAGAGTGGATAACAGGACTTGTGGAGAAGTTCAACAGTTTGTCGGAAGAAGAACAAGACCAGATTGTTAAGTTTGGATTGATACTTGCGGCAATAGGTCCAGTGTTATTGATTCTTGCAAAAGTGATTTCAGTTGTTTCAACAGTAGTAAAAGCATTTAAGTTGTTCGGAACAACAATGACAACAATTAAAACAAGTGTTGACCTTGTGAAAGCAGGTTACGCAGGGTTGGCAACACAGATGGGAGGAATCCCAAAACTTGTTGCAGGAATCTCCACAGGGTTTGGTGGAATGTTAGCCCCTATTATGGCAGTTGTTGCGGTTGTGGCTGTTCTGATAGGTGCATTTGTCACGTTGTGGAAAACAAACGAAGATTTCCGTAACAAAATGACGCAAATTTGGAACAAAATTAAAATATCAATTGATGGTTTTTTTGATGGGGTTGTGGAGCGTATTAATGCACTAGGTTTTGATTTTGAAAGCATAACAGAGGTAATCAAAGCAGTATGGCTTGCATTGTGTGATATTCTTGCGCCAGTGTTTGAAGGTGCTTTCAATACAATCGCAATCGTATTAGATGGAGTATTTAATCAGATACTTTCTGTCATGGACATTTTTATTGGATTGTTTACAGGAAACTGGGAACAACTTGGCGAAGGTGTAAAAGGGGTTGTGTCTGGAATTGTTGAAACATTTGCAAATCTTGGAAGTAACATACTTAGCGTGATTGGTGACATTGGTTCAGAGATATTAAACAAACTTGGATTTGAAAAGGCGGCAGAAGGATTCCAGAACTTTTTCGATACATTGTCTGATTTGTTCGGGCAGATACCAGAATTGTTATCTGGTGCGATTGATGTTATTGTTTCATTCTTTACCGAAACAATACCAAACGCATTTAACAGCGCAATTGAAGCGGTACAAGGGTTTGTTGATAACATCATAGAGTTCTTCACAGTAACAGTCCCAGAAGCATTTAACACTTTTGTGAATGAGACAATACCAAATGCAATCAATAGTATTGTGCAGTGGTTTGAACAATTACCATACATGATAGGGTATGCAATCGGAGAATTGATTGGATATTTCTATTTGTTCGCAACAAATTTGTGGACATGGATAACAACAGAACTGCCTTTGATTATAGAAGGTATCATACAATGGTTTGCACAGTTGCCTAGCAGGATTTGGGAATGGCTGACAGGAGTGGTAACAAATGTTATCAATTGGGGCGTTGAGATGTATAACAATGCTGTGTTGGCGGCTTCAAACTTCGTAAACGGCGCAATAGAATGGATTTCACAGTTACCTAGTAGAATATGGGCGTGGCTCACTTCTACGGTGTCCAATGTGATTTCATGGGGTGCTAACATGGTTTCACAGGCAAGGTCGGTAGCAACAAACTTTGTAAATAGTTTTATTAGTTTTATTACAAGTCTACCTAGCAAGGTTTGGGGAATCATTCAGCAAATACCTAGTAAGGTTTCTGCAATTGGTTCACAGTTGTACAATGCAGGACGAAACATATTCCAGAGTTTGTGGAACGGAATTAAGAGCATCGGAGATAGCATACTTGGTTGGGTTTCTGATTTCGCAGGAAAGATTGGGGATTTTGTTGGTGGCATTGTTGATGGATTCAAGAATATTGTTTCTGGTGCGAATGATGCGAAGTCTGCGGCAAGGTCAGTAGATGGTAAACACGCAAATGGTCTTGATTATGTTCCGTATAATGGATATGTTGCAGAGTTACATGAAGGAGAAAGGGTATTGACAAAACAACAGAACAGGGAGTATAATGAAGGTAGAACAGGACAGGGTGGAGATACATTCAATTTCTATAACACGAAACCGACACCTTATGAGTATGCAAGACAGATGAAGAAAGCAAAGAAAGAATTATTGTTCGGAATTTAAAGGAGGTATAACAGTTGATAGAGAGTATCAAGTGCAGAAATGTAATAACGCAAAAAGAAATAACAATAGAAAAAAGTGCAAAAGTATTTGTGCTTGATGAGATTGATTGGGATTCTCCTTCTATTTCGATGGAAAATTACAGAGTTCCATATCAAGTTGGACAGACATTAGCAGGTGTTACAGTGGGAACAAGAAAACCCACTGTAACAGGATATGTTGTTGCTGATACATCAAAAATTAGTTCATTGGGGAAAAAATGGAGTGAATACCTAAAAGAACAGGAACAACAGATTGAAGAAAGCAAAATAGAACTTGACAAAATGTTCTCTGTGTATCAAGATGTTATCATAGAAGCAAATGATTATTATATTATTGGAAGACCAACACAGCCACCAAAGTATTCAACAAAAGAAAAAGAAAACAATGAGATTATGTGTTATTTTGAATTAGAGTTTGAGTGTTACAGTCCATTGTTTTATTCAACAAGCAAAATGGTTGAACTTGCAACAACTGTTGGGGAATTTCATTTCCCATTGATTATTCCACCAGAAAAGGTGGTATTTGGTAAGATTATGAGAAGACAGAGTATAAACATTACCAATGATGGAAACAGTGATGTAGGGTGTACAATCAAGGTTGGTGCAAGTGGTGGTGTGGTAAAAGACCCAAAAATATATAATGTGAACACAGGGCAGTTTATATCATTTGACAATGTAACATTGCAAGATGGAGATTATATTACAATCACAACAAGCATTGGAGAAGAAAATGCAATACATCATGTTGCGACAACTTCTACTGATGTTTCGCTGATTGGGGACATCTCTGTTGGCAGTGAGTTCATACAAATAAAACAGGGTTCTAACTATTATGCATATGAAGTGGATGAGGAATATAAAAACAACATAGAAGTTACCATAGAATTTATGGAACGATATTTTAATATTAGGGGGATGTAGGACATGATAGAAATACTTGATAGTAATTTGAAAAAAGTTGACATCCTTAGAAAATACACATTTTCGCAATATGTGGATAAGTTTAGAGAAGTCGGAACATTTAAACTTAATGTAAGAATAGAAAAAGAAAATTTATACCTTATGGATGAAACAGAACAATATTATGTGTTGTTTGATGGCAAAACATTTGGAAGAATAGACAGTGTAAAAAAGGACAGTGACAGTGAGTTTGAAAAAGTTCTTGAAATAACAGGAAAGTTAGCACCTGTATTATTTACAGAAAGGGTAGTCAATGGAACACTTACATTTAGTGGAAATACAGCACAATATGTAAGAGAGTTAATATACCAGAACATTGTAAAAGATGCAACAAAAAATAGATATGTGAATATTGATATACAGTATGATGATGAAACATATTTAAACAGTATTTGCAGTAAGGTGGATAAACAAATAACAGGTGGGTATGTTTGGGATGAGGTTCAACCAGTATTAGAGCAGGACAAACTTGGTATTTTCTTTACACCGATTGTAAGAACAAAGCACATTGTTGATGGTGTAGAAACAAACATATCAGAGTGGGAGTTGAAAATCAGTGCAGGAAAAGATAGAAGAAAAGGAAACAAACAAGGAAACAGACCTGTTGTGTTTTCACAATCATTGAGTAATATTGCAAGAACAACTTATGACCACGAAACAGAGAAGTACAAAAACATTGCTTATGTTGCAGGAGAAGGAGAAGAACAGGAACGTAAGTGGTATGAAATAGGAATTAACGCAGGAGTTGAAACAAAGAACAAAAAGGGATGGGGATGCAGAGAGTTATGGATTGATGCAAGAGATATTCAGAGCGAGGATTCTGATGGAAATGTAATTACAAGCGAAGAATATGAAAAACTGATAAAACAAAGGGCAAATGAAAAGGCAACAGAGAACACAGTTGAGCGTTCTTATTCTTCAACAATAACAGAAGCAAACAACCAATATGAATATGGAAAAGATTATTACAAGGGAGATTTTGTTACAGTTATTGACAATGAACTTGGAATCACAGTAGATGCACAGGTAACAGAAGTAACAGTAACAGTAGAAGGAACAAGAAAAGTAGTAGATATTGATTTTACTTATGGCAAGGTCAATCGTGACCCAGTGGAACAAATCAAGGATGCAATACAGAAGTCTGAAACAAATGATAGCAATATAAAGTATCTGGAAAACAAAACAATAAAAATGGAACAAAAAGTAAATGATATTTCTGCATATGTTATAGAATCTGGCAAATATAAGGTTTGGAATTACAGAAAGTGGAGCGATGGAAAAATAGAGATGGAAGGAGTTATAGAGTTTTCTGGAACGATGAATACATCACAAACAACAGCAACGGCGTGGAAAGAATTTCGGTTTCCAGTTAGTGATACAGGATTTCCAGTTGTACTTATTGAAGATAAACCAGAGGTTATAGCATCTCCTGCTCCCGGTGCTGGTGAATATTTGTTTGTAATTGGAACAAATGCAGATAAGGAACATTTATCAGCAATGTCAATAGCAAGATATAACACAACAACATTACAAGCATTTACAGCAAAAGTTTCTGTTAGAGTAGTGGGAAAATGGAAATAACGATTGACAGAACATAATATGTATTGTATAATATTTTTAAGAAAAGAAAGGAGAGAACAAAACAATGGCAGAAACAAGTGGTTTTTTTAATGCATTAGAATCTGGTGGAACATATGACAGAGTATATGATGCGAATGATTTTGCAGAGTATTTTGCATTGTTTATTGGGAACGGAGTTTTTGCAGACCCAATGAATCAGTTGAAAGTTGTGCCTAAGAGTGGGTTGACAGTAACATTGAAAAAAGGAAATGCTTTCATTGATGGATATTGGTACAAACTTTCAGAAGACATGGACTTTACATTGTCACCAAATGGAACAAGTTATGCAATAACAGATGTTATTGCGGTTACACTTGACAAAACAAATAGAGTTATAACAGCAAAAAAGAAAGAACAGGTTTCAAGTATTGTGCCTGTGAACAATGGTGTTGTGCATGAATTGATTGTTGCAAGCATTAGCCTTGGTGTTGGTGTTAGTTCAATTACAGAAGGAATGATAGCAGACCAAAGACCGTATGAAGATTATTGCGGATTTGTGACAGGAACAGTAGACCAGATTGATGCAGGAGAAATGTTCACACAGTTAGAAGCACAGTTCAATGAATGGTTTAACACAATACAGGGAAAACTTACATCGGATGTTGCAGGAAGTCTACAAACACAGATTGATGATTTAGACCAAAAGATTGATGATGTAAAAACAGAAGTTGAAACAAACATAATTGGAAACACAGCAGTTATGGAATGGGTGCATGAAGAATCTGGTGGAACATATTTCGTAACAAGTGCATATTCTTTACCAGATGGATTTACACAAGATAATTGTTACATAAAAAGTGCAATGCTTAAAAAAATTAAAGGAACAGGGATGGGTGTGTTGTATGAATGGACAACTGGAAGTAATGACTTTTGGACATGGGCAGAGTTGGAAGCAGGAGACACCGTTAGATTTGGAGGGGAGTCACCAAGCGGAGCATTAAGTTGGAAGGGAGAATACAAAATACGAATTGTAGTTGAAAAGATAATAAATGCTACTGCTGAATAAATGCAAAAGAAAGGATGAGTTGCATGAATGAATTTGAAAAAGTGTTGATTGATTCACAGAAAGAAGTGGGGAAATCAAACAAGAGAAAAGACAAAATAATCGTGTTGCTTATTGTGTTAATGTTCCTTGAAGCAATCGTTGGTTATTCTGGTTTTATTTGGTATGAAAGTCAGTTCGATTATGTAACAACAGAACAAGAGACACAAGATGTTGATTTGAGTACAGAAGGAGATAATGCAAATGCAGAATACAACGAAGTACAGGGAAATCAATATAACGATAGTGCAACACATAATGAACAATAGAAAGGAGGTAAAACAATATGCCTTCTAAAGCAAGAATAAAAGTCACAAAGGTTCGGACAACAAAGACAGTGAAAGTCGGAAAGTCCAGAAACAAGTCTGGTGGAAATCCGCATAAATGTCCTACTTGTGGCAAGTTTATAGGGAATGGTTCGCATGGATAAAGACAATGCAAGAACAAGAAAGAAATTAAAACAGATTAGTTCTGTCAAAGACTTTGAAAGTTTAATTGAACAAACAATGTTGAGTGAAGAAGAGAAACAAATATTGTGGTTGCATTACAAGGAACAGAAAACAATGGCATTTATCGCAGACGAGTTAGGAATGTCAGAGATAACAGTTAAAAAGAAACATAGTAAAATGCTGATGAAAATTGGCAGGATGTTTTAAACAGAAGGAGGGTTTTGCCCTCCTTTTTTGTTGCAATTCTTTAGAGATACTTAACGTATACTTTATTTATATTTCAATATATTTACCCATAGTATAATAGAATCACAAACAAACAGAGAAGTAAAACAAAAGGAGGTAATGAAGATGTATAACAATTATACACCATATGGAGTAAGTCCATATCAACAGCAGTTGACACAGAATAGATTGAACCAGATGGAACAGCAATACAATGGTGGAGCATATCAACCAAGTTATCAGATGCAGAACAATCAGCAGATGGGAACAATGCAAATTATCAAAGGTAGACCAGTATCAAGTTATGATGAAGCAAAAGCGAGTATGATAGACCTAGATGGAAGTTTGTTTGTGTTCACAGATATTGCAAACAAATGTATCTATACGAAGCAGTGTGTTGTGTGTTCTATGAAAAGGGATGGCTCATTGATTACAATTTGATGATGTGTTATCTTGAAGATGTGCAACATGAACTCAAAAAGATTTACAGAATGTGTGAGGAACTCAACGGAACAGGTTATGATGTTCTGTACATTATGGAGATACAGAAGAAAATCCATGAAGAGTACAAAGAGAAAATGAAGAAGTTGAAAGTGCAGAAATAAAACAAGAGTGTGAGAACATGAAAAGAACAAAACAAAGAACATGAAATAGGCTTACTTGTAATTGTTATAGGTAGGCTTATTTTTTTTGAATTTTTACAAAAAAACGTATTGACGAACACAGAAAAGTGTGATAAGATAGAATCAAGTTAAGGGAAGGAATTTCCCAAGAGAGAAAACAAAACGAGAAGGAGAACAAAACAATGATGCAGAGATTTACAAGAACAAAACATGTGGAGTTAAACATTTACAGTGAGTGCAAGTACACAGCAAGCGAAGAAGTATTTGAAAACCAAAAGGTTGTGGAGTATGAAAACGTAATCGGGTTTGAAGTAGTTGCAGGAGAACAGGCGAAGGAAATCGAAACACACACAGATGAAAGTTGCATAGATGATATGCACGAATACCTTGTGTTATATTTTGAGAATGGAGAGACATCCACATTCAGAAATAGTTATGTTGATATGTTTGCTTGGTAGAAACAAAAATGGGTGTTGACAAGTTCAGCACCCTATGATACAATAGAACCATAGAAAAGAAAACAAAATAAGGAGTGAACAGAACAATGACACCATTACAGAAGCGTAGGTTAAAAAGGAAGTTCCAGAGGTTCTGGAAAGAATGGGGTATTACATGGGAAGAATTTGAAATGCTATTAGGGGCAATGTCTACAATCATGTTCCCATTTTTATTGAGAATATTCCTTGCATTTTTTGGAATTTGACGATTGACACTGTGGTATGTCGGTAGTATAATAAAAGTATAAAGTAAATAAATTCAATCAAACAGAAAAGGAGAACAAACAATGAACAAAACATTTGAAGAAATGACAGTGAAGGAGTTAAGGGAAGAGAGCAGAAAGCGTGGGCTTACGTTGGAGAGTAAAGGACATAAGTTCACAAAACCAGAGTTAATCGAGAGACTTACAAAGTGGGATGCAGAACAGGCTGATATTGATGCAGACATTAAGAAAGCAATTGACGAAGCAGGACAGGAAACTCTGGTAGACCCCGAAGGTGACGAAGCATGGGGTGATGCAGAATGTGAGAAGGTGGAGACTTGTGCAGAGTGTGAACATGCTCATTGTGAGAACACACCAAAGGTTGAAACAAAAGAAGATGGTTACATTGTGTATGCAAAAACACTGGAAGAAATCGAACAGAAGTATGGAAACAGAAAGAAACAGGAAATCTATGACAACGAGTTAAAGGTTGGCAGTTATGTTGTGTTTGTCCACTATGTAGAAGCGAGAAACGGACAGATTTACAAGAAGTTAAGAACAGCGAAGGTTGTGGGAATCAACAGAAAGAAAGAACTTGTCAGAATCGTTACTCTGTTAGGAACGGAGAAAGAACTTTCCTTTGATGAATTACTTTACATTAAGGGAAGTGCGAAGAATTGTTCCTACCCGAAGGACATTGCAATGTATCTGAAAGAACAGAGAACAGAGAAAGGCAAGGTGCTTATCAATGAAAGATTTGCAGAAAACAATGTTGCTGATTAAAGACAGCGTAAGAAAGTTGTATGATGCACAACAGGAGAAGAAACAGTTTGACAAATACTATGAAGAGGTGAGGAAGAAAGAACAACTTGCCATTTCAAATTTCATGTTTACAAGTCTCCCAAAAGGACAGAACAGTTTTGAAATAGAACTTGACGAGGGGGAAGGATATTATACAAACCATGTGAAATTGAATGTAACAAGAGTAAGGACAAAAAAAGTGACATGGTTGCTGGACAAGTTAAAACAGAAGGTCGGGAAAGACATATACAGTGAGGTTGTGAACAAAACATATACAGTAAATGATATGCAGGGATTGATTCGGTATTTAAAAACATGTGGAGTTGACCCAAAGAAGTTCAAAAGGTTCATTGATGTGACAGAAGAACTTGACGAAACAAAACTTGACACCTACTATGAAACAGGGGCATTGAAAACAAAAGACATAGAAGGTTGTTACGCTGTGAAGATGGGAGAGCCATACATCAGAATCACAGAGTTAAAGAGGTAACATGACGAGAGAATATGGAGGGAAAGAACTAGCAAAAGTGCTTATCTATTATGGACTGATTGCAGATGTCGTAAGTTCTGATTTTAACATCATTTGCCCTTTCCATGAGGATATAAACCCTTCCATGAGGGTGTGCCTAACAGATGGTTCTTTCTTCTGTTTTGGATGTGAAGCAAAGGGAAATGCCCTAGACTTTGTGAGGAAGGTACATCCAGAATTAAATGAGTTACAAGCGTGTGTTTTGTTGGAACAAATATTAAACAGTGATGAAGTAAAAAAGTTAAATGTGAAGTATAAGAAGAAAAGGAGATTGCAGAACAAGCAAGCCTTGAATGAAGCACATGACTATTATTATGGACTACGAACTGTTGATTGGAATGACATACACACAAAAGAAGAACATGAAGTTTTACAGTATATGAAACAAAGGGGATTTGATGAAAGAGCATTGAACATTGCACATTGTAAAACAAACTATAATATTGCTTATCCGTTTTTGTTCCCAATATTAGACAATGGGGAGTTCAAAGGATGGGTTGGCAGAACTATGAACAAGTATGTTGAAAAAAAGCGCAAGTATTTATACAATGATGGTTTTAGAAAACGAGATACATTGTGCGGAACATATGAACAAAACAAAGTGGTGTTTGTTTGCGAGGGGTTTATGGATTACCTTAGTTTGAGAACAAGAGGACACATTAAGAATGTTGTTGCTATTTTGGGATGGCATATATCAGATGAACAAGTACAGAAGTTGAAAGATAAAGGAGTGACAACGGTTGTGTCTGCTCTGGATAATGACAAAGCAGGGAATAAGGGTACAGAGTATTTAAAACGGTTTTTCCATGTGGTAAGGTTTGATTATCCAGATGGAGTAAAGGATGCAGGGGAAATGTCGGAACAAGAGTTAAAAATGGCAATCAGACGGACAAGGAGGGCTTATAAACGTGACAGTTAGTTTTAAGTTGATGATGGGAATGACGCTGTTCCATGCACAGACCATGAAGGAATTACGGATTGACAAGGTAATAGAACAGAGTTATAATGAAGATAGTCAAGAATACAAAGAGTTGTGCAAGGAATATACACAAGTGATAGGATTTGCAAGAGAACTTGACAAAACAGAGTTTGACAAAGAATTGATGAAGGAACTAGCAAGAGAAGCGAAGGAAGTACAGAAAGAAACAATTGAACAGATTGAACAGGTTGTAAAGAATTGTTATTACCAAGGAACAACAGCATACATATCTTTTGGTGGGTATATGATTAACCCAAAAGAGTTTTGTGCAATTCGTCTGGATGGGTTCGACATTCAATTCAACAAAAAGTAAAACAAACAAGAAAGGAAGAACAAAAAATGGGAAAAATCAAATTAGCAAACATCAAGAATGAGATTAAGAAAAGCGGAACAAGCAAAGGCAAGTTCTTGTTTTTCAAAGAGGACAGCAAGGTAAGAGTAAGATTCCTCACCGATATGGAAGATGGACTTGAAGTATCTTTCCATGACAGTTTCCAGTTGGGAATCAATGTTCCATGCCAAGAGGTGTTTGGAAGGGATTGCGAGTATTGTGAGAATGAGGATTTACGGACAAGAAACATGTATGTGTGGAGCGTATATGATTATGAAAGCAAGGAAGTTAAATTGCTCATGGCGGCGGTAAACAATTGCTCTCCTGTTCCTGCGCTTGCATCTCTGTATGAAAGTTATGGAACATTGTGCGACAGAGATTATGAGATTAAGAGAATCGGAAAAGGGCAGAACACAACATACAGTGTGATTCCTCTGGAAAAGATGAAGTTCCGAAACACAAAAGTAAAACCAATGTCCGAACAGGCAATGTTGAAATGTATTGACAAGGCTTATCCTGCGGACAATTCCGAAGATTTTGAGGACGAGGACGAAGCACCGAAGAGAAACAAAAATAAGGGTGCAAAGTCAAATAATAAGCCGCTAAAAGGAAAGATGAATGAACCAGAGGACGACAATGACGATTGGGATGATGAAGAGGAAGAACAGGATTACGAGAGTATGACAGCAAAAGAGTTGTTCCAGTTGTGTAAGGACAGAGACATTGAGTGCAAGCCAAAGAAAACAAAAGAATATTACATTGACCTTCTGGAAGAAGCAGACGAGGAAGATTCTGACGATTGGGATGATGAAGATTCCGACGATGATTGGGAAGATTAGAACAAACAAGAACAGTTAGGGGTTGACAAAATGTCAGCCCTTTTGTTATAATAAAGGAGTAAGGAAGGAGAACAACAGAAGTGGGTAATTATTTTGATTTACACAGACATGACGAAACTTCTTTCTTTGATGGATTCGGAAAACCAATTGAATTAGCGAGAAGGGCAAAGGAATTGGGATATACAGCATTAGGGTTGAGCAATCATGGAAACATAACAGGGTTGGTGCAACACTGGTTGGCGTGTAAGGAGGTAGGAATCAAACCAATATTAGGGTGTGAAGTTTATTTCCAACCAAAGTTTAACAAAAAGAATCCACAGAGAAAGTCTTACCATTTATGTTTGTTTGCACAAAACAAAACAGGATATGAAAACTTGTGTCATATTATGACAGAAGCAAATGTAGAACAATTCTATTACAAACCAATTGTTGATTTTGGATTGTTGGAGAAGTATGCAGATGGGTTGATATGTTCTACTGCTTGTATTGCATCAGCAACAAGCCAAGCGATTGTAAATGGCAATGTTGAAACAGCAGGAAAGTTGCTTGACAAGTTCAAGGATATTTTTGGTAACAACCTGTATGTGGAGATTCAGCCATACAAGATTGACAAAAAGGGAACACAACAGAAAACAGATTATGCTTTGATGAAGTTAGCAAGGGAACGGAAAATCAAGTGTATACTAACATCAGACAGCCATTTTGGAAGCAAAGAAGATTTTGACACTTATTGCAAGATGCACGAAATCGGAAAAACAACACTTGATGTAAAGAACACATATTCAGAAAGGTATATGCCTAGCGAGTATGAAATAGAAGAACGATTTGCAACAATCTACAAGAACAAGTTTAAGGATGCCTTTAAGGTTGCAGAAATGTTCGTTGACAACTTAAAGAAGTTACAGGACAGCGTGGAAGAAGATATACTTTCGCAATGTGAGTTGGTTCTGCCTAAGATTGAAACAAATGGAGAATCAAGCGAAACAGTGTTGCGTAAGATGGTACAAAGAGGATTGAAGAAGCGAGGGAAGAACACAAAACAGTACATACAGAGATGTAAACAGGAACTTGATGTGATACATTATCATGGGTTTGATGATTATTTCCTCATGGTACAAGACTATGTAAATTGGGCGAGAGAACATAACATAGCAGTTGGACCGGGGAGAGGTTCTGCTTGCAATTGTTTGGTTGCGTATGCAATTGGGATAACAGATGTTGACAGTATTAAGTACAAACTTGATTTTAGCCGATTTATGAGGAAAGAGAAAAAGAAGTTACCAGACATAGACGTTGATTTTGAAACAGATAGACGACAAGATGTGATTGACTATGTTGTGAACAAGTATAAAGGGAAAGCAGTACAGATATGTTCCTATGGGGAATATAAGATTGACAACCTTGTGAATGACCTTGCAGGGGTATGTGGGTTGCCTACAAGCGGAAAGGAATTAGACGAGTATGACAAGGAACAAAACAAAAAGGTAGTTGCAGAAATCAAACGATTTATACGAGAGTATGAAGAGGATGGAAGATTGAACATGCAGTTACTTATGGAGGATGAAAGAACAGAAGAGTATAACAGCCAGTATGATAACATTATGAAACACTTTTCCAAGTTATTTGGGAAAATTCGATATTTAGGAAAACATGCCGCAGGAGTGGCAGTGGTTGGTTCTGATATATCGAATTATACAGCAGTGATTCGCAAGGGCGATATGTTCAGCAGTAGTTATGACCTTAATGATTTGGAACATATCAATTGTACAAAGTTCGATATGTTAGGACTTAAAACAATGTCAGAGTTGCGAGAGTTGGAAGAGTATACACATCATGTTGTTACAGATGAAGATAGAGAGGAACAAGAAATATATGAGAGTTTTCGAGATGGGAAAACAGACGGTATATTTCAGATGGAGAAATCAGCACCAAAGAAGATTCTGGACATGATACAGTGTGATTGCATTGAAGATGTGATTGCGGTTAATGCGTTGAACAGACCAGCACCGTTACAATTAAAGATGCACGAAACATACGCATATAACAAATTGTCTGGAAATGTAGACAGAAGTACACCGTACTATAAGTATACGAAAGAAACATACGGAACGATGTTGTACCAAGAACAGACGGTTGAGGTTGCACAGAAATTGGGGCATCTGACACCACAGCAAAGTTTTGATTTGCTAAAGATTATGAAAAAGGCAGAGAATCAGAACAAACCAGAGTATATACCAATCATTGAACAGATGAAGAAAGACTTTTTCAAAGGTTGTAGAAGTGAAGGACTTACGAAGGAACAGGCAACAGAGATTTGGGCGAGTATGCTTATTTATGGTTTCAATAAGGGACACAGCACAGGGTACACGATTATCAGTGTAGACCAGATGTGGTATAAGATACACCATCCTGCTGAGTTCTGGTATGTCAAAATGAAGTATGCAGGGAATGAGGCAGATTTACACAAGTATTCACAGTTTGCGGTGAAGGACAATGCGGTTGTGATGTTACCTCATGTGAATTATACAGCAGAAACAAGTATGCGTATGATGGATGGGGAAAATGTTATACAGCAAGGGTTGAACATCATTAAGGGAATCGGAGAAAAAGCGGCAGAAGCAATCGAACACGAAAGAAAGGAACATGGAGTATTCCGAGATTATGATGATTTTTATGACAGGTGCAAAGGAAGAACAGTAACAACAAGAGTAATTGACATTTTAAAGGAACAGGGAGCATTGGAGTTTAACAAGCGGCGTTACCTGTCAAGGGTGGTAAAATATAACAGCAGTTTGTTGGGGCGTTAAAATGTTTCATGTGAAACGTACAAAACAAAGGTGGTGAGAAAATGGAACAGTATATACCAAAACATGAGTATTCGCACAAGGTTGATGAATTGAGACAGAACAGAGTGGAAACATCTTTTTACAAATATGGTTCTGCGAGACGTAACTTTGGCAGAGGATATGTCAGCGCATTAGGAAGTCATGACAAGTGCATAGAAGCGTATAACAGAACAGGGAACAAGGAATATTTGCTCGATGCTATGAACTACCTTATGTTTGAATTTATGTACCCACAGAAAGATGGTGCATTTTTCAGACCGACAGAGAGTAAGGACAGTGCAGGAATTGTTGGAATCAGCGAGAAAGAAATGGAGAGATTGAAAGATGGCTAACAAAACAAAGGGAATCAACAAAGCAGGAATTATGAAGTTGTGTTCCGAGATTGCAAAGAAAGAAGGAGAAGGAACGGTTTACAGTTTGGGAAGTAAAAACGGAGTGTTACGAATACCACGTTGGAGTACAGGGCTTCCAGACCTAGATGCTATCATAGGTGGAGGAATACCGAAAGGAAGAACAATAGAAATATTTGGAGCAGAATCAGCAGGGAAAACAACGCTTGCGTATCAGTTCTGCGCCCAGCATGAAATGTGCCTTGACATTCCGATTGAAGGTACGTTTGATGCGAACAGAGCAAGGTTGTTTGGAAACACACCAAAACAGATGTTGGTATACAGAGCAAGGTATGGGGAAAAGGCTTTCAACAGGGCAATCAGATTTGCGGAAGAGGGTATACCCATGATTGTGATTGATAGTGTTCCATCTATGCAACCGAAAGATGATATTGACAAAATCAGAAAAGCAGTGAACACAGATAGTGAACAAGAAATGAGGATAGGGGGAGTTGCAAGGCTCATGGACAAATACCTACCTACGCTTGAAGATGTAATTGAACAAACAGGAACAACGGTTGTGTTTATAAACCAGATTCGGGATAAGATGAACGCATTGCCTTTTGGAGATAACATACAGACACCCGGCGGTCATAAGTTGAAACATAGCGCAAGTCTTAGAATACAGGTTGCAAGAAAAGGTTATATTGACATTCCGAACCATAACCCTTATAATAGTGCAAGCAAAGAAACAATTGGCATGATTATGAAGTGCAAAGTTGTCAAGTCAAAGGTTTGCAATCCAAAAGGCGAGTGCGAGATACCTTTGTTTTATGACAGGGGGTTTGTGGATTTTGCAGACCTTGACAGAGTGCGAAAAGAAATAATGGAAGAACACAAAAGAATGTATAAGGAAATGTTAGAAGGTTGATGCACTTTTATTGTATCAGATTTAACAGAACATACATTGGTGATGGTAGTGCAGAACATAGGTTTTTCGTTTATGCGGAAACAAAACTGAAAGCAGTGAAGAGATTCTGCACTACCACAGGTTACAAAAGTGCTTGCATTATTTCTGTCCATGTGGTATCATAGAGAAAAGAAGGAGAACAAAACAAATGGGATTGATGGACGAAATCAAACGAGAAGCAGAAGGGAATCGAACAAAGATACAAAGCAGTCAAGAAGCAGAATTGGAACATAAGTTGAACGCATTGCATTATCTGGATAAGGATATAAAGAAGGAATTGCAGTTCTTAAAATCAGTAATGACAAGGGGGCAGGAAACAGCAGAGAGAAAAGGACTTCATGCAAGTGCTATTATTGTTTCCGATGATAAGTTTTGTTACAGACAGCAAGTGTTGAGTTTGTTTTACAAACAGGCACAGGGAGAACAAGTACCAGTTGGATTGAAGCGGATATTTTCGGAGGGTGATGCAATCCATGAAAAGTGGCAACGCTTGTTTATTCGTGGAGGGTATGCAGAACCGTTAGATTGTGATTATAGCAGATTCAATGAAGAATTTGACCTTTCCTATACGCCAGACATTATTTGTGATATAGACGGCGTAGAAATGGTTGGAGAAATAAAGTCAGTAAACACGTTCCAGTTTAAAAAACAGAAATATCATGTATCTGGAAGGAAGCAGTTACAGTTGTATATGTATTTAACAGACATCCATGATGGTTTTGTTTTGTGTGAGGATAAGAACACACAAGAAATAAAAGTATATTTGTATAAGTTCAATTACAAAGAAGTCGAGCCATACATAGCAAGGTTGGAGAAAGTACAGTATTATAAACACAGACTTGAGACAAAAGGAAAACTTGTACAGAGACATGAAAAGTGTACAGGGTATCAATGCAAGATGGCAGAACAATGTCCGATGCGTGAAGTATGCTATGGAAGGAAAAAGGAGCGGTTAAAATGAAGATGGATATCGTTGCAGGCAGTAAAGATGATGAGTTTTATACACCAGAGTATGCAATAAAACCATTGTTAAAGTATATAAAACCTAGTTCAAAAATATTATGTCCTTTTGACACAGAACAAAGTAAATTTGTAGAAGTGCTAAGAAACGAAGGACATGAAGTATTAAATACGCATATTGAAATGGGAAAAGATTTTTTAAATTAAAGAAAGCAAATGTTGATTATATCATAAGCAATCCTCCATATTCTGTTAAAACAGAAGTAATTGAAAAGTTGTTTGAGTTGAATGTTCCTTTTGCAATGCTTGTAGGTGTTGTAGGGTTGTTTGAAAGCAAAAAAAGGTTTGAAATGTTTCGTAATAACAAATTTGAAATAATGTATTTGAATAAAAGAGTATCTTATTTTAAAAATTATGAAGAACAAAAACCTAGTCTAAACCCACCATTCAGTAGTGTGTATATATGTCATAATGTACTTCCGAAACAAATTGTATTTGAAGAAATAAACAAATAATTTACATTTAGGGGTTGACTTTGTGCAACCCTTATGTTATTATATAGGTAGAACAGGAGAAAACAACATGAGTAAATATTGCAGACCAATGGGGTTATATGTAACCTATCTGGATTGCATGGAATGCGAGGGAAAAGAATGTATAACAAAACGAGAAGAGCAAACAAATGTAAGTATGGAAGAACAGTTACAGAGAAAGATTGCATCATCTGCACAATGTATGGAAGGTGTGAACTCACAGAAAGGAGAACAAGAAGGGATGAAAAAGGTTTACCTCTTAGTAGACATAGGAACTGAATTGTTCCTAGTGTTTGCTTCAAAAAGGGAAGGATATACAAAGAACATAGTTTTTCGTGCAGAGGTTGTGAAAGCAACAGTTGACAAAGATGGGGTAACATATAACTGTGAAATCAATCGTTGCATGAATGACAAGACGGTGGATGTAAACAAGTATGTAAAGTTCTATATGTTTAGAAATTCAAACATTGATACTGGACATAGAGGGATGGACAAACAATATTATCCAGTATTTACAACAAAGGAGGGGTGTTTACAATGGCTAAGGGGATAGTATGTGCGAATTGTTGTTATCTGGATAGAACAGAAAAGGTACAGACAGGAGTAATGTACAAATATGGTTGTAGAAATCACCATGCATACATGGGACATATTGCAGGTTGGTTGAGTTCAGACAATGGACTAAAACAAATGGGATGTAGTGAAGCAAACAAATTATGTTTTGGGACAGTGTTTGGAGTGAGGAAAACCGAAAAGAATCCATCATGCAGATACATTTATCTTGGAATGGTTGGAAAGCATTTTAAAAAGCGTTGTTTGTATAATCTGACATGGAAACAGAAAGAGTGTGTTGACGATGATTGGATAGAGGGAAAGGACATACTCATATATGGTTACCACAATCTATATGTGGTATATCAACACAAAAACAGTTATGGATTGACAGGAGTTGAGAACCTGTTGCGAATGGAAACAAAAGAAAACAAAACAATGATTCGGGAAGGAATTATAACAGTATTACGAGCAGATGGAATTGAACAGGCAAGAAAGTTACAAAAGGGAGCGATTGAACGATGGGAAGAAGAAAACTTATTACCGTTCAATTAGAAGGAGGTGAAAGGGTTGTATGATTATGTGATAGGCATAGACCAATCGTACACAAGAACAGGAATTACGGTATTAAAGAACAAAGAAGTTGTTGAGATGTTCAGCCTTGAGTATGAATATTGCAATAACAATTCAGAAAAAAGAACAGCACTTGAAAACACGCTAAATGAAATTATGATAGACCATAATATAGTGAACCCATTAGTGATAACAGAGCGTATCCGTCTGCGTTCACAGGGTTTCCTGTCAGAAGCATACATCAAGTCAACAGGAGCGTTGATTGCCACTATCATTGATTTCTTCCATTATTTCAATGAAATACCAGTGTACAGTGTTGATACACGCTCATGGAAGTCTCAAATTGTAGGAAGTAGCAAACCGTTAGACAATCCGTATGGAATCAATCCAGAGAAGTACCGTACCGTTTGTTATTTACGGGATAGGGGGCTTTTAAAGTATATCGTGAAAGAATATAAGGGTAAAGGTAAAAAAGGCATTATAGACGTCAAAATGGAGGTCACAGAGGGTAATAAAATAGTAAAGAAAAAAGTACCATGTGAAATCAATGACGACCTAGCAGATTCTTACTGTATTGCCCTATATGGGTATTTACCAAAATCAAAACAAAAGTTAAAGGAGGAACGATTTTGACACATGATGAATATATAGAACTAAAGGAGAGATTGTTACAGAAAAGGAAGAAAGGAAACATAACAAACAGAGAAGGTGGCTACAATGATGGCATAGAATGTGCTGTGTCTATGATAAGAGAAGTGTATAACAGGCAATTTAGGGAGGAACAATTTTAATGTATAGTTTTTATGATGAACATGGGAAGGAATGTATGTGTGATATGACAGAAGAACAAACAAATGAACCAGTGTGTGATGAATTTAGTTGTACGCTTGCAGGAACAAAGTTATGTATTGCAGAAAGTTGTAATGGATGCAAACTGAATGGTTGCAGAGGATGTAGGTATTTGTTTGAATGTTTTGAGTGTGTAGAACCAGATTGAGACTAGGATGATAAAATGGATTCTATTTAGGGTGTGAACAATCATGCCCTAATTTTATTGCAACAAATTCAAACAAAACTATTGACATTGTTCTGAACGTATGTTATTATATAATCAAGAAATGAAGAAAACAACTCAATGAAGGAGGAACAAGAAATGACAGTTACATACACAGAGTACAGACATGATAAAGACGTATTTTTTAGAAAGCATAGAAATGATTTTGATTGCGAAACAAGTCAGATGGATGAATATGGAAGGTATCACAAAACATATACATTCAAAGATGGAGCAACTTGGTATGAAACAATGTTTCCAGAATATGTGAAACAGGATGTAGAAATCAAATTGTGCAATGTAGAAATTGAAGTTAAAATGTTTGTGACAGAGTTCTGGAATACAGAGAACAGTAAAACAAAAAAATATTATGAAAAGTTTTAGGATTGAGAAATCAATCCTTTTCTTTTACAACAAAAGCGGTTGACAATAGAACAAGATAAATGTATAATATAACCATAGAGTTAAGCAGAGATGGTTAGCAAACACTCAAGGTGCAACAATAACAGATTAAAACAAAAACAAAGAAATTTAACAAAACGTGTTTACATTTGTTTTGTGTTGTGTTATGATATAGTCACAAAGGAAATGGAGAACAAAACGAGAAGGAGTTAAGAACATGAGAAAGTATAGAACAGATGAAGGGATTTGCGTTACAGAATTTCAGAACATCACAGATTTGGTGCATTTTATAGAAACAGAGGAAGTTTATCCGAATTTTAAGAATAAAGCATCTGGACCAGATAGTATCAGCGGAGACAAGAGTTTCACAGAGACAGAGAATTTTGAGGAAGCAAAAGACCTGTTATTACATGGATGGGAACATGGTACAAGGGAAATCAAAGGAAGAGTAGAAGCAAAGAATACAGGAAAGAATACAGGTACGAGTATGAAACAAAAAACAGTTTATGATGTCGCAGGATTTCAATGTTCTGTACCAAGATATTTGCAGGGGATTCCTACAAACATGATTAACAAGAAAGCAGTTTCACAGAAAAACAAGGTGATTACAATAAACAAAATGTGTTCCTATTCTGCTTGTGTAAGTAGTTCTACAATTAAAACAGAAAGTGTAAAGGTGTTACAACTTGTGAACAGAATGGAAAAACAAGGGTATAGAGTGAACCTCGATGTGCTGTTTGGTTCTGAAAAAGGAATGACAAAAAGTGTTGTCAAATTACGCATAAAATCATCCGCACAGAAGTTGAACATCAAGCAGACAGCGTTTCCGTTGGTTCATCCTAGTATGTTGAGAAGGGTTGTTTTTGCAGTGTGGGAACGTAGCGAAGAATGTTCTAAAGGTGGTTTTGAGTATGGATACGGCAGACCTTCTGGAAGGGGAACTTACGAAAGGGTTCTGAACAAGGGCGAGTATTTGATTCCTGCGGAGTTAGCAGAAACAGAGATTACAGATATTGAAAAGTATAAAATAAATTAAAAATATTTTAAAATAACTATTGACTTTTATATATTGTTATATTATAATATAGTTACAAGGTAAGAGATAAAACAAAACAATCAGTGAAGGAGAAGAGGAAAATGAAAACAAGAACATTTGTAGAGGTTATCAAAAAAGATGAGGAACATGTAGTTGCTAAAACAAAAACAGATTTTGGTGTTGTTGATATTAAAAGAACATTTAGAAAGCATACGAAGGAAATCAGAGAATTAAAGAAACAGGGTATCTACTGTTTTGAAATACAGGGCGTGTTATACTGGTATACATTCAATGAACTCGGATTCGGAACACAGTATAAAGAACCAGAGAACTTCCGAGCAGAAGATAGAACAACAGATGAACTTCGCAGAGCAGGAAGGAAAGACAGAGCAGTTGTTGATGGTAGCGTAGAGTTAAGAATACCAGAGGTTAAGAAGGAACAGAAGAAAGTCAAAAAGGAAGAACCAAAAGAGGATTGGAACAAAGAAGTAAAACACAGTAAGTTCGATATGATTAAGGCTTGCATAGAAAATGACATTCCTGTTTATCTTGCTGGACCAGCAGGAAGTGGAAAAAACTACACATTGGAACAGATTAGTTGGGAACTTGGTTTAGAGTTTTACTTTACAAACAGTGTTCAGCAGGAATACAAATTGACAGGTTTCATTGATGCAGGTGGACAGTACCATGAAACAGAGTTCTACAGGGCATTTAAAAATGGAGGGATTTTCTTCCTTGATGAAATGGATGCAAGTATTCCAGAAGTATTGGTTTTACTCAATGCGGCAATCGCAAACAGATACTTCGAGTTTCCAAACGGAAAAATCAAAGCACATAAGAATTTCCGAGTTGTTGCGGCAGGAAACACAGTTGGAAGTGGTGCAGATGAAATGTATACAGGACGTCTGGTATTAGACCAAGCAACATTGGACAGATTCGCAATCATTGATTTCGGTTATGACAGAAACATTGAAATGCACATTGCAAAAGGAAACAAAGAACTTGTTGACTTTGTGGAAGCAATCAGAACAGAAGCAGAAACAAATGGGATTCGGGCAACATTCTCCTATCGTTGCATTGGAATGGTTACGAAGTTAGAGAAAACAGGACTTGAATTAAAGAACATCCTTGCAATCGTAGTATTTAAGGGAATGGAGAAAGATACCATTAACAATTTCAGATTGTATACACTGAACAATAAATACAAAACAGCATTGAATGAATTACAGAGGGTAGCCTAACAAGGCTACCTGTTCTGTTATCTGGAATAAAATAAATTGAAAAAGTTTCAAAAAGTGTTGACAAACAGAACAAAGTGCTGTATAATAAAGTCATAAGGTAAAGGAAAGAAAACAACCCAATGAAGGAGGACAATAAAATGGCAGGAACAAAGAAGTTAATGAGAACAGAGATTGAAAGTGGTGTGATTATCAGCACAGTAATGTTTACAGATACAGGAGTATATCAGACAATGGCATTTAACAATGCAGATGATATGGACGAGATAGATTGTGCAGAAACAGATGTGTATGCAAATACTCTGGAACACCACATGATGATGGTTCATAAGTTTCTTGCAGAAACAGATGAAACAACAGACATTGTGAGATAGGAAGGAGGGGAACAGGGTGTATAGATTCCCTGTTTATTGGACAGATAAACTAAAGATAGATTTCTTACAGAGAGTTATCCTCATACATAGTTATCTGTATTATGAAGCAAACAATAGTATATGGAGCGACAAGAAGTATGACGAAGTTGCAAGACAACTTACCGACATGCAGGAGGAACACACAACAAAGTGGATAAAGAACAAAACACAATATGGTTATTGTTTTTATGATTTTGATGGCACAACAGGGTTTGACCTGTGGGATAGGTTGAAAGAAAAAGACAAACAGTACATTTCAAATATAGCAGAAAAGTTGGTGAAAAGATGAACAAAAGCGTTGACAGCGAACAGATAGACAGATATAATGAACTTGAACAAATGTTAAAGGAATGGTGCATTTCAGATGATATGGCAGATGCGTTGAGGATGTTTGCACAAGCGGCAGTTGATACAGCGGACACATTGAAAAGACTTGCAGAGTTATGTTCCACACAGATAGAAGAAGGGAAAGAAATTGCAATATTAGAACAAAGAAAGAAGCATTGCAAGAACTATCTGGAATTAAAACAAATAAACAGAAGGTTAAACATATTAAAGTTCAAACAAAACAAAAGGAGGTAACAGAGTGTACATATCAGAGTTTACATGCGGATTTGTTGCTTGTATTTTGTTAGAGGTTGCAGGGGTGATTGTGTATGCAATCTATGACAACTGGAAAAAGAAGCACTAAACCGTTGGAAGGGGTGAAAGATATGCCGTTAAAGAAAGGGCGTAGCAAACGGACAATAGCGAGGAATATCAGCACCTTAATGAAAGAGGGTAGACCACAGAATCAAGCGGTTGCAATTGCGCTAAGTCTTGCAGGAAAGTCAAGAAAGAAAAGGAAGTGAAACAATGTCCATGCAGGAATATGTGAGAAGTTATATTTCCCAAGTAAGTGAACAGGAAACAATGTTCCGAGATTTGTTCGGGAAAGAAGAACTTGAAGAAGTAAGGAAGAAGGGCTTTACACAGAGTAAACCCTATTTACAATATCTGAAAGAAGAAACAGAAAGAAAGTTGAGGGAACAGGATGGTAATTAAAAAACAATACAACATCGGACAGTTAGCAGAACAGTTACAGACAGAGGTTGAGAAGTCAAGGAAATACAACGGAGCGGTAAAATTGGACATCTTAACAGCAAACAATATTCTGGATGTTTTGAATGAAACAAACAGAAGGGAGCAGAAACATCAGACATTAGTAAGTGCGTTGACACTTGTTGAAAAGGAGGATGATACACAAACAAACATCATGGAAGAACATAAAAAACCAGAATGTTTTGCAGAATGTTTTGGAAGGTATTATACAAATTGTAAGCAATGCGATAATGTAGATTGTGATGTACGCATCGAATGTATATCTGAAACAAATTTGAGAGAAGATAAAACAAAAGAACAAAAAACAAAACATTACGGTTGTTTTGGAAAATATGTCGAGAATGACATTGAATGTTGTATGTGCATGTGTGGAGATAAATGCTTGAAGGAAGCAAAACGAAGAATGAGCAAAACGAAGAAGGGTAAAACAAATGAATAAGCGTTCTACTAGGTTCTATCGGAAAAATGAAGCAGAGGTTATGAAGCGGATTGGTTTAAAGCCAACAAAGAACAGTGGTGCAGGATGGATTGAGAAAGAGGATGGACAGAATGAACAGTGTATCTGTCAGTTAAAATCTACGGACAAGCAGAGCATCAGCATCAAACAGAATGATATTCATATACTCGAACAAAATGCGGCTGTGGCTCACAAATTGCCCGTATTTGCCTTGCAGTTCCTTAATACTGGAGAAGTATGGGTGATGATAAGACCAGAGGATTTAGGGCTAATACAGAGCCTTGTGGCTGGTGAAGATATTTCCGAACAATTGAATGTCAACGAAGAATTGTTTTGCGGAACAGATTTAGGGGTTGACAATGGAGATGGAACAAGTTATAATGTATTTGTAGGCGGTAGGAACGCAGGGAAGTCCTACCTCGCTCGGCAAGCCTACATGAAACAGAAAGGGAAGGAACGAGAACAGCAAGAACAAGAGTTCAAACAAAGAATGAAAGAGAAAAACAGAGAAAGGAGAAAACAGGTTGGAAAAGAAATTCAAACAAAAGGGCATTGCAACCTTTGAAGGGTTGAGCATTGGAAAGAACAGAACAGTACAAGTGAAGTTCAAACTCCGATATGATGAAATCCTAACAAGTGTTGAATTGTTACAGGGGTTGAACAATGACATTACGGTTCATGCGAAAACAGCAACAAGCAACCCAATGAGTTTGGGCATCTTCACCATAGGTTCTGTCAATTTTGACAAGGATGGAAATGCAACAATACCATTCAAGTCATTAGTAGACAATGTGAATCTTGACAACATTTGTGCTTTGGTGGATGAAGATTATATCCAGTTACGATTCCAAGCAATCATTGAACTCCCCGACAATAGCGAAGAAGGGGGTGCAGGAGAATGGGAAGATTAACTTACAAAGAACTGTCAAAACAGAAGTTCAAGGAACAGCGCAATGTTGTGATTTCAGAAGCATTTGACAGAGACAACAATCCTCTTGGATATTCCATTGCGGAACAGTTGGTAACAGAAGAAGACGGAAAAGAAATCAAAGTGTTCCTTAAAGGAGGGCTTGGCATTGTGGACGAAAAAGGTTTGTTACAGTTAAAAGAAGCAGTTGACAATGCTTGTATCAAGTTAGGATTGATTACCGTTTGCGATTGTGAATGTTGCGAAGGGGAAAAATAAAAAGAAAAAAAGTTACAAAAATGTGTTGACACACAGAACAAGATGTGTTAAGATAAGAGTATCAAAGGAAGGGAAATAAAAATCCTTCTGGTGATAAACAAACAAAGAACAGCAAGAGAAGAAGGAAAGAACAAACAAGAGAAACAAAGAATCAAATTAAAAAAGAAAAGGAGAAAAACAAAATGGCAAAAAATTGGATGGCGTATGAAGCCGCAGAAGCAATCATGGGTAACAACGTAGAGGAAATCGCAGAGGTAGGTAGCAGATACCCACTGTTCACAAGAACCGTATCAATGGCAAACAGCGAGTATGTTCTTGACCTTCTGAAAGCAATCCCGAAGGTAACAGCAAGAGTTGTGGAAACAGGTCTGAAAGACATTGATGATGTGGAAACAGAAGCGGAAGGTGTAGAAGAGAAAGACGAAGCACCAAAGAAATCAGCAAAGAAGGAAACAAAGACAACACAGAAGCCGAAGTCAAAGAAAGCCGCAGAGGAAGAGGACGAAGCAGACGAAGATGATTATGAGAACATGACATCTAAAGCACTGTACAAACTGTGCTGTGACAGAGGTATTTCCTCACAGTGCAAGAAGCGTGACAAAGCATCCCTTATCGCAGTTCTGAAAGCAAATGACGGAACAGCAAATGAGGATGAGGACGATTGGGGAGACGAGGACGAGGAAGAAACAGACCCGTATGCAGGAAAGTCTGCAAAAGAACTGCTCAAGATGTGCTCCGATAGAGGAATCAAAACAAAGCCGAAACAGTCCGCAGATGCTTATGTAAAACTTCTGAAAAAGGCAGACGAAGCAGAAGCCGAAACAGAGGATGAAGAGGATGACGATGATGATTGGGAAATCTAATCCGACATAACATAACAAAATAATGAAATGATAACAAAGGCAGGGAGGTAGGAACAATGCTTCTCTGCCTTTCTTTATGGATTGGAGGATTGAACATTGAAAACAGACGACATCATCATGTTAGATTGCAAGAAGGAAGGAAACAGAGAGTTAATAAACAAGTTCCTTTGGAAAGTAAAACCATGTGCTAAGATTCTGGAAAAGAACCATTACACAATAACAGAGATAGCACCGATTGAATTATTGGAACAGGTGTTGCATGGATTGTGTGAACGATACCCATATAAATTGCAACAGATATGGACATACAGCGAAGAAAAGAAATTCAAGTTTTACCACATGGGCGTAATTCATGTTACAGATACTTATGAGTGGTTAGGAGATGTGAATGGCGTAACATTGTGGGAGGTTGTTGCAAAGGCAATTATCAAGATTTATGCGGATTTGAAGAAGGAGAAAACAGAACAATGAAACAAATAACATTCTATACAGATGGTGCTTGCAGTGGAAACCCCGGCGAGGGTGGTTGGGCGTATGTAGAAGTTATTCCATGTAGCAATGGAATCAAAACAAATGTAGTAACAGGAAATAAGAAACAGACGACAAACAATGAGATGGAACTGACAGCAGTGTATATGGCGTTAGTAAAAGCCTTGAAGAGCAAAACAAAACAGGTCACAGTATATTGCGACAGTGCTTATGTTGTGAACGCTATTACAAAAGGGTGGTTACAGAGCTGGCATAACAATGGTTGGGTAACGAAAGAAGGAAAGCCTATAAAAAACAAACATATATGGGAAAAGATGTACTTGCTTGTATATGAAAAGAAGATGAACATAACAATGGTAAAGGTCAAAGGACACAAGGGCGACCCCTTAAATGAACTTGCAGACAAAAGTGCAGTAGAAGCAAAACAAAGAATCATGGAGGGGTAAGGAAATGTTGATAGCAGAGAAGATATTGGAGAAAGATTTTCAAGGGAAAACAACAAAAGAAGCATATTTGAATTGTTGCAAATGGTTATCTACAAATGTGATTGCTGTGAACAATTCAAAACATATTACATACAGAACAGAGAAGGTTGAAACAGACGATTGGAACAGAACAGTAAGATTGACGTTATATGTAACAGCAGATGAAGAGGAAATATGCGAACGGAACTGTAATATCTGTAAAGAAGTAACAGGCAGTTTCTTTATGACGCAAAACAAATATATGTGTGAGGTGTGCAAAGTGCCACCATACAGAAAGAGGTTAAAGGATAAGTTGCACTTAATTAAAGAAGGATTGAAAGGAAAGATATTATAATGAGAAAGAGCAGAACAAAGAATAGAGGAAGAAAAGGGAACAGCATATTGATTGTGTTGTTACAAACATTCGGGGAATTGTTAGCAACCTTTAAATACGGACTAATTGAAGAGTTAGACAAGGTTGCGGTAGTGTTACAGATATTGATGCCGATTGTGATTGCTAGGACGGATTTAAGCACTCCTAAGATGTTGCTAGTGTCGTGTGTTCTGGTGGTATGTGTAAAGTACATTCGGGAAGTAGGGTACAAACTGAATCATGTAACAGAGAGAGGGTTTCCGATTCCATTACAGAGATTTACGGACAGAGACGAGAACGGGTTCATCAGCATAAAGGAAGAAGAAACACAAGAAGCAATGCTTTATTTGTGTGACGTAGAGGACTATCTAAAAAGCAAAGGTTGGTTATAGTATATGAGTTATGCACCATGCAAGGGATGTGGAAGAAGGACAGTAAAATGCCATGCAGAATGTGAGGAATACAGAAAGTTCCAAGAAGAAAATGAGAGGATAAAGGGAAACAGGAAGAAGGACACCATCAGTCGTTCTACCATATTTAGAGCAAATTATCACAGTTAAGTGTTGACAATCCAAACAAACTCTGTTATAATAGAATCAAAAGAAGGAGTTGTGCTTGGATTGGCACAAGTAAGTGGTAGCCTTAAATGGAAATGCCTACCAATAAAATAAATTATCACGTTGCCGCTGTGGTAGCCATATATTAGTCGTGGTACAAGAAAATGTGTGTAAGTATATCCGTTTGACGTAACCGAGAAACGTCATGTAACTTGTAAACATATTGATTCATAAACTAAATATTGTGATTGATTCAAGCGGCAACGTGATTCACCATATAGAGACAGTAACAGACAAGGGCAACCTTGTCTTGTTGTGTATTTAGAGAACAAATAATAAAACAAAAGGAGGATAAAACAGAACATGGGAAGAAGGAAAGGAAGAGAGGTAAAAGAAGCAAGTGAGAATCTAATACCACTGAATGAGAGAACACCAGAAGAACGAAAACGGATAGCAATGATGGGAGTTGAAGCAAGGAAGAAGAAGAAGGAACAAAACATGGCATTACAGAATTGTATGCGTCAGTTGTTGGAGGTGAAAACAAACAGCGATAAAAAGAAACAAGTGTTGCGTTCCTTTGGGTTTACAGATGAAGAACTTACGAACCGTTCCTTGTTGATGGTTGCATTGTTTCAGAAGGGATTGACAGGAGACGTTTCTGCAATCAGAGAAATTACAGACATGATGGACAAACTAGAAATGTTTGAAAACACAGGGAAGGTTACAAGCAATATCACAATCAATCTTGTTGCAAAAGGGGAAACATATCAGCCGAATGAACAGGACGAACAAGACATATGGGATGCAGAGAACAGTACAGACTGGATGGAGGACAGCGAGGATGATGAAGATTGGGGCAATGACATCTATGAAGGATAGCGGC